GTCGGCGCAGGCGGCACGCCTATTCGCAGCCATCCCGGATGCGTCTTTAACTGCCGGTGCTGGCCCGAACCGCTTTTCTACGAGAAGGACAAATGAGAAGGAAATTTCGAGACGGTCGCTTCTTGACCACGGAAAAAATCAGCCCTCTGAAGGAAAAAACTCCGGAGGGCTATTTGTTATGCCGGGACGTTCCGATTAGCCGCGTCGGATCGTTTGAATATTCAGCGGCTGAAGTCGGTCTGCCAAACATCGGCCGTGCGGTTCAGGTGTGGCGGCCGGAAGAACAAATTTTTAATCCCGAAACGATTGCCTCGTTTGAGGCCAAGCCGGTAGTCATCGGTCATGCGAGATTCGCAGATCCGGACAACTGGCGGGAGATTGCTGTCGGTACGACGCAGAACGTTCGGCGAGGAGAAGGTGACAAATCGGACTTTCTTCTCGCCGATTTGCTTTTGACGGATCGAAAAGCGATCGAGGCAGTCGAGAGCGGGGATTTGAAAGAGGTCTCATGCGGGTATGACGCGGATACGCAGGAAACGCCCCAGGGGATTGAGCAAATTGGCATCGTGGGCAACCACGTTGCTCTAGTGGTATCAGCCCGATGCTCGGGCTGCAAAATTGGAGACGGAAGCATGACAACTAGCTTAAAGACCCGCCTGCGGAAATTGTTCCGCGACGGAAACGAGGATGCATTTAACGAGGAAGTGGACAAGCTCCAGGTG